GGCCTGCGTGATGCGGTCATCGCCGAAGCAAACAACAAGTAACCAAACACAAGGAGCGAAAACATGAGTCAATATGTAGAAGCATCAGTCCGCGGCTTTACCGCCTCGGCTGCAATTGGTCAGTTCTTGCGAGTGTACCTCACATCCAGCAACACGCTGGCACTGGCAGGAGCAAACGACTACGGCATCGGAACGATGGAAGACCCGGCAACGGCTGCCAATGAGCAGGTCGGTGTTCGGCTGAACAGCGCGACGGGCACCCGCAAGTGCGTGGCTAACGCCGCGATCACTGTCGGCGACCCGGTTTATCTGGCCGCATCGGGCAAGGTCGGCGCAAGCGGATCTGTTCGCTACGGCACGGCACTCGAAGCCGCCACTGCCGACAACGACGTGATCGAAGTCTTGGTCGACGGCAACACTGGCGGCGTGCAGCACCTGCGGGCGCGAACAACCACGGCCAACGTCAACGCCGGAACGACCCTGCTGCCAGCGATTCCCGGCCGCAGTTACCGGCTGGTTGATGCCAGCATGATCTCCATCGGCGGCAATGCGGCTGGCGCAACTGCCGTACGCATCTCTGCCACCCAAGCTGCCTCTGGCGTGCAGCTGGTCAGCAACACCGTAGGCGCTTTGACCCAAAGCACCCGCGTATTGGCTGGCGTTACCGCCAACTCCAGCATCCTCGCAGACGGTGCATCGTTCGCGCCATGCGATGCCAACACGGCGATCACGATCACCGCAAATGGAACGTTGACCACATCCACCCATATCGACGTGCTTCTCAGCTACGTCGTCGACGCCTAATAACCAAAACTGAAAAAGGAGCTTTCACATGCCATCACCTACCAGTGCATTAACCACACTGCGGCCAGACTTGGCCAGCTTTTTGGAGTTCGACCTTGAAAGCGACCGCCTCGGCTACGTCGCCTCGCAGGTCTTCCCCGTCATTGATGTCGCCAGCCAAGCTGGTGTTTTCGGCGTGATCCCTGTCGAGCAATTGCTGCAGCAGCGGACCACCAACCGATCACCCGGCAGCGGTTACAGCCGTGGCAACTTCACCTTTACCACTGCCAGTTTTGCGTGCGAAGAACACGGTGCAGAAGAGCCAGTCGACGACCGCCAAGCGAAGATGTACCGCGAGTACTTCGACGCCGAGCAGGTTTCGACCCTGCGAGCATTTTCTGCCGTTCTGCGAAACGCCGAGCAGCGGGTCGCCGACGCCGTGTTTAACACGACGACATGGAACGGCGCAGCCCTGACCACTAGCATCTCCGACGAATGGGACGACGTGGCCAACGCCGTGCCGATCACCAACGTCGACGCGGCGGTCAAGAAGATTTGGGACGGCAGCGGCCTGTGGGCCAATGCCCTGATCATCAACCAGAAGGTCTTCCGCAACCTGCGACGCTGTGCCCAAGTCATCGACGCCATTGAATCCAATGGTGCTGGCGACCCGTCCAAGCAATCGGACATCACTGCCGCACAACTGGCGTCAGTGTTCGGCCTCGACTTCGTCATCGTGGCAGGAGCCAGCCGAAACAACGCCAAGGAAGGCCAGACGTTTGCGGCCTCGCAAATCTGGTCTGACGAGTACGCAATGGTCTGCCGCGTCGCAACCTCGGCCGACATGGCCGAGCCTTGCATCGGCCGAATGTTCCACTGGTCGGAAGACGGCAGCAGCCCCGGCGGCACTGTCGAAAGCTACCGGGACGAAATCGTCCGAGGCAACATCATCCGCGTCCGTCACGACGTGGACGAGGTTGTGCTGTACCCGCAAGCCGGGCACCTGCTGAGCAACATCACCACCTAGTGATTGGAGCCAGCAACCGTGGCGAGTCGGTTTGATCAGAGTTTCCAGGCGGCCGCGTTCCCCCAGCTACTCGCCGAGTTTGGGGAGCCGGTCACCTATTACTTTGCCGGAGGGGGTAGCCGTTCGATTGACGCCATTATCGAACGGAACCCTCCGGCCATTTTTGACCAAGCCGGCAACCCGATGCAGATTGACATCGTGATCCGGTTAAAGCGGCACGCAACCAGTGGCGTGCTGAGCAACGAGGTCAACCGCGGCAGCGACAGCGTCGAAGTCAAAAAGCGGGTTGATGATGCGGCTGTGAGTCGGTTCACGGTGGTTCGTAAACTTTCCGACGACAGCGGCGTCGTGGTTCTTGCACTCAGCGGAAGTCCTTAATGGCGACAGCAGTGGCCGAACTAATCATCGACAAGGTGCGAACCCGGCTGGGCGACATCAAGGTCAGCGGCGGGTACGAGGTCACCGTCTCCGAAGTCGTGCGGCCGACGCGGTACGGCGGTTTCCGTCCGCAAGACCTGCAACTGGTCGTCACGCAGGGCACGCTCGAGCGCAACGCCGACCTGTCGCACCCCGGCAATCCGCCCGCGACGGCGTGGGACATGGAGGTTATTGTCGCCGGCCTGCTGATGCCCAGCGAATCCAGCACCAGCAAGATTGACACGCTCCGCAACCAGTTTGCCGCAGACTGCATTAAGGCCATCTGCACCCCAGCGGCCAGCTGGCACAACTGGGACACGCTGGCCATCCTCACCGAAATCGGAAGCGTCGAAGATGTGACGACCGAGGAGTCCAGCGGGTTTAAGCTGACCATGACCGTGACATTCCGCACCGATGAAAACAGCCCCTACACGGCGAGGAGTTAGCGATGCCAGACCTCAGCAAAGCACCTCCGCTGCAGTTCACCGTCAACACTGGCGAAATGCAGCAGTTGGCAAACCAGCTGGACGTGTGGCCAAAGGCGATGAAGCAGGCTATTTCGCGGGCCATCAATGAAACGCTGAAGCAGGGGAGGCGTGAGTCGGCCCGAATCATCGTTGCCAAGTATTACATTAAACAGAAAGATGTGATCGACGCAATCAAGATGCACCGCGCCAAGCCGACGGAACTGACCGGAAAGCTAACCATCCACCCAGAACGTCGGCCCGGTCTGGCCAAGTTTGGCGCAAAGCAGGTGGACAAGAAGGGCGGCGGCGTCACCTATAAAACCTTGCGAGGGCAAGGCCGGACGTTTATCCCCGGTGCGTTTGCCTACCCGAAAACGAAGCCATACTGGGTGGCCATACAAAGCATTTCGCACATCAACAAGGGCCGCACGAAAGACGAGAAAACAGCAAAACGCCGGACCCGCCTGCAATTCCTGCAGGGCATCAGCGTCTGGGGCATGTTTGCCAGCCTGAGCAACCAGCAGCGAGTCAACCAAGTCATGCAGGAAAAGTTCGGCAAGAACGTCCGCGAGTCCGTCAACTTTGAATACCTTGTCCGTTCCGGCCAAATCCCCAGACGCATTCGCGACGGGCAAATCGTTCGCGGCAAACCATAGGAGTCAACCAAAATGCCACTACTGAAGAAAAAGCATGTCCTCGCCGCCAAGATCGAAGTCACCAGCGGCACCGCCGAATCGCTGACCGCTGCCGAAGCGGCGTTCAACGTGTTTGACCTGAACATGCAGCCCACGATTGCCTTTACCGAACGTCAGGGGAATGGCAGTTTCAGCCAAATGCCCGCCGTCCGTGAACTCATGGGGGGCACTTGTACCTTCCGCACCGAAGTCTACGGCAGCGGCGCGGGTGGTGTTCCTGGCTGGGCGTCGACTTTCCTGCCGGCCTGCGGCTGGACAAACTCCGCTGGCACGTTCAGCCCGAAGTCAGAACTGCCGGGCAGTAACGTCAAGACACTGACCATCGGCGCATACATCGACGGCGTGCGGCACCTGATGCGGGGCTGCAGCGGCACGTTCACGATGAACTTTGAGACTGGCAAACTGGCGACCATCGACTGGACGTTTACCGGCGTCTGGGCGTCGTCGACCGATGTGACGATTCTGGCCCCGACCTACCCGACGGCCCTGCCGCTGCGGGTCGCCAATGCCACGTTCACCATCGGCAGTTGGTCGCCGTGCTTCCAAAACTTGTCCATCGATGCCGGCAACGAGATCTTCCTGCGGGAGTGTGCGGTCAACACCGACGGCAGCGGCTACGCCACGGCAGTCATCACTGGCCGCAAGGTTACCGGCAGCATCAACCCCGAAGCGGAAACGCTGGCGACCCGG